GGCAGCCCCCTGAAGAACTCTACGATTTTACCTGGAATCTCCCGAACCGTTTCCACAGCATTGTGAAACGTATCTGAGATCGCCCCTCCAAGTCCCTTAAGTGCCTCAGGAATCTTAGAAGGTAGCTCTCTAAAGAAATCAATAATCTTGTTGCGGATTTCTTCAACCTTGATGGCTGCATCCTTAAAGGGTTGCGGAATAGCATCAATAAGACCGGCAAGCGCCTCGGGGATCCTTCTTGGTAAGTCCCTGAAGAAATCAATAACCTTATCGGGGAACCATTCTTTGACCCTATCGAATCCCCTCTGGAATGGGCTGGCGATAGCCTCACCAAGCCCTCCGAGCACACCTCCAATCTTGCTCGGCAAACCTCTAAAGAAGTTTATGACCGCATTCGGGTCTTGTTCGCCGAACCAAGTTTTAACCTTTTCAAATCCATGCTGGAATGGACTTGCGATAGTTTCGCCCAATCCCTTAAAAGCACCACCGATTTTAGAAGGTAGCTCTTTAAAGAAGTCCACTACTTTATTCCAAGCTCCTTTAATTGAATCCGGTATTCCGTGGATGAGTGGGGCGATGACATTTTCCTTAAGCAGGTCAATCGAGTTCTCGAATACACCTTGTATCGTCCTCCATATATCTTTGAAGATATCTACTAGCCCATTCCACGCATCCTTAATGCCCTGCCAGCTAAAGGTAAATTTATCGATTATGCCTTTGATTCTATCCCATGCATCCTTAAAGGTATCGAATATCGTGTCCCACGCAGCATCAAATATGTCGACAAGCCCTCTCCAAGCTTCCTTAATCGGGTCAGGCACTATTTTGCTTAGGACACCTTTGATTTTATCCCACGCACCGCTAAATACCCCGGTCACCTTGTCCCAGAGTCCGGAAAAGAAGCCTGTAATCGGCTCCCAATACTTGGCAAATAGAGCTATAACTCCAGCTGGTGGGAATATGACTAGTAAAATCTTCTCCCAGTGTTCTTTGAATATCTTGGTAATCGTTCCCCAAATCCCCTTGAAGAAATCTGCGAGTCCTGCCCATGCTTCTTTGATAGAGCCTGGTATTATTTTATCCAGAATCCCCTTGATTGTTTCCCATGCATTGCGGAAAAATCCGGTGATTTTATTCCATATGTCCGAGAAAAAGGCACTAACCTTATCCCAATTTTTGATGAGTGCATAAGCTGCTGCGCCCAGTGCAGCCACAGCTATAATGATAAGCCCGATTGGATTTGCAGACATAGCAGCATTCCACAGCCATTGAGCTACTGTAACTGCCTTAACTGCTATAGCCGATGCAAGCATTGCTGCTTTATGCGCTACTAGGGCGGTAGTATGACCCACTGTAACCGCAACATTCTTTGCCATAGACCCAGCATGGGCAACCCACTTGAGCGCAGATTGGCCTATGGATGTGCCCAGCATAGTCATAATAGGCCCCATAGCCGTCATCCCTGCCATCATAGGCTCAAACGGAGTCAATGCCGACCCTATCGATAAGCTTAGCTCCGAAAACTTTTGCTTGAGCTTATCCATTACTCCATAACTGCTATTAGCCACATCTGCATATTCCTTCGTCATGCCCGCCGAATCTGCCATCTTAGCTTTATAGCCATCCAGCTCCTCTTGAGTAACACCTAAAGCCTCATTCAGCGGTTTTTGTTCGTTTGTAGCTTCTGTGATAGCTGACCGAAACGCACGAGTGGCTACAGCGCCCGATACACCCTTGCTCTCCATAATTCCTAAGAGAGCTATCGTATCATCCATGCTTAAGCCCATCTCCACCAAATCTGGCGTGACATAGCCAACCACAGAAGCAAAATCATCCATAGAGAGCGCTGTATTCCTGACGAGGTATGTAATTTTATCCGTTGATGCAGCAGTATCCTCAGCCGTCATGCCAAACGTCTTCATAGCCATTATCATCTGTTCGGTTACAACTTCAGCCGAGCTACCAATTGCATCGCCCAATGTATCAAAGGCCTCAGCAGTAGCCTTTAAGGTAGCAGTATCCTCGATGCCTGCACGTGCCAGCAGGTCAAACGTCTCCGTGACACTCTTGAGAGGGAAAGTAACGTTCGTGGTGGACAGGGCAAGATCGCGCATCTCCTTGGTAGAGACGCCCATTGTTTTAGCAGTCAGGCCAAGCGTAGCATTGAGGTCTCTGGCGCTACTTATCATCTTTAAGCTGGCAGCACCCACAGTTGTCATAGCAACGCCACCTATACGCAATCCCCCGCTAACCTTTTCCAGAGTAGATTTAGTCTTCTCTAGTTCCTTATTGACCTGATCTGCACCTTGAAGAGCAATCTTGCCTACGAGAGAAAATACTTCCATCGTTTATTCCCTTTTTGTATCTTCCTGCTTTTTCCTGGCCATAGCTAAGATTTCTTCCGCCTTGGCTAAGGCCTGCTCTTTACTTAATTCAATACCTTTTCTGTCAGCCACACGTTCCTCCATCAAGCCCAAGCTATACAGATATTCGCCAAAGTTCTTATCCCCTCCAGCCCCCATTTGAAATCCTATCCAGGCTCCTAGGATAAATCTCTCTTTCTCCTCCTCTTGCTTTAGCTTAGAGAGCATATCTATAAGCTGCGAAAACCGGCTGAATGACAAATGATCTATTGTATCATCATCCCATCCATACCGGCTCTGAATGAGGTCAATAACCCCGGCTACTCCCCTGCGGAGGGCCTCATTATCAGTTGAGACACACGTGAGAAAAAATCTTTTATGCTCTCCTGCTTAATAAGTCCCTCAACAATGTCCGTGATGGTGGTGGGTGGCATGACTTCGAACTCCTCCTTATTCTTGCCAATCATGTCAGCCATCCATTCCTTGAGATCGTCCTCCGCTTCAGAAAAAAGGGCCTGAAACATCATCAGGCCCACCTCTGTAGCATCTCCACCACCTGCCCCGGACAGCGCTAAAGCCATCTGAGACCGAACCCCACGTGTCATCTTCCCGAACATAGCTGCCAGCCGAAATACATCTTTGACCTGCAGAGCACGAACTTCTATCATCCAAATCACCTCCTTTATACTGAGAGGATCCACGGCATTAGGCGTGGGCACCTAACTAGCTAGCTGGATATTCCACAGTCCATGGCTCAGAGGCTAGATCGGTGTTGGTATAATGAGCGGAAAAGGAGAGAGCCAGCACTGCCTCATCCTTCGGAGCCATACCGAGACTAAAGGCCTGATCGCAGATGACATTCTGCAGCTTAACGATAACAGGATTGGTTTTGCCGCTAATCGTGCCAACCAGAACCACGTTATCTAGGAATGCTGTTGCTGGCATTATCCCCATTACAGGCTCACTCGCAGCTATCACAGCAGAGGCTGACACATACTTATATGTGGCGGTAATAGCTTTAAGGTTCTCGGGTGCAACAATGAAGTGGAGAGCCCCTGAACGCTTATCTAGCACATAGTCAGCCAATTCCACTTGGGCAGGTCTATCGACTACGGCTATCGTCACGGTATTCTCCCAAATCGGCTTCTGGGCAAGAGTAAAATCCTTAGTCACGCCATCACCTGTACCCACGGCCTCATCTGTTACTTGGGTCGTGCCCGAAGTATAGGTTGCTCCCACCAAAGCCCTCCGGACATTCTCTGCAGTCATCTCTAGCAGATTGACCGTGAGTTTGGCCAGAACTTCTTCGATGCGCCGAAATCCTTTAACAGGTCCCCGCATACCATCCGCTTCTATTCTTCGTATTGTCCTGGTCAGCTCAAAAGTGTTCCCTCCTCTTGTAGCTCCCAGTAAGGTGCCAGGATAATCCACATCATAGAAATTTAAGTAAACGGCTCCAGCATCGACTAGCAGCCTGTCTGCGCTATCTGCGCTTACCCCATGCTTTGCTACTGGCATAATTTACCTCCCTATATTGCCATTATGTTATGCTGGGTATTCAATCGACCACGGCTCAGTAGCCAGATCAGTATCAGCATAATGGGCAACAAACTTAACCACCAGCACTGCCTCATCCTTCGGGCTCAAGCCCAGGCTGAATACGTTATCCACCAGCGCATTCTCAACGATGCATATGATCGGTTTTGTGGTTCCGTCAAAACCCGTCACCGTCCCTACCAGAGCGACTTTGCCGATGAAATCAGCATCATCTATCTCTGCTCCTGTGATCACATGAGCAGTTGCACTTGACCCGGCTATAGCCTTGAGCAGATTATCCTCAGTTATCTCAAGGAGATTAGCAGTCAGTGAAGCGACTACTTCTTCGATGCGCCTGAATCCCTTAACTGGACCACTAGCACCATCTGGACGTATGTCCCTGATCGTGCGGGCGAGCTCGAAGACATTACCACCTTTCGTCGCACCTAGCAGAGTACCTGGATTGGCTACGTCCACCCAATTCAGATATACCGCTCCTGCATCTATAATGAGCCTATCTGGTGTACTTGCGCTTACTCCATGCTTTGCTACTGGCATTTTTCACCTCCTATTTTGAATCCTTTTTCTTGCGCCCCTCGACCACTTTCTTTAGTTTGCTCCTCTTCCCTTTTTTCTTTCCCATCTAAGCCTCCTATCTGCTTATGATACTCAAGGTCTCTGCCTTTCGATAATATCTTAGATTCCATTGAGTCGCATAATGCCAGATATTTTGCTCTACCTCTGGGATAAATCCATCAGTCTGTAACCAGAGCCTGGTAGCACTAACCTCATCTGTGTCAAAGGACAACTCATCTAACAGCTCGATAATGCGTTTCCTTATATTCAATATCTCATCTGCTTTGGGCTGGTATGACCATAAGTCCAGATAATATGTTGCCTGCCGCATCGGAAAGAACTCTTGGGGGGCTATGTCAATCCGATGTACGAGGTAAGGAAACCTGGCATTCGGCTCAGCCCAGGTAAGATATAGCCGCACCGTCCCACCCATTGCATTCTTTAGCAGTGTATCCCCGGTCAAAATAGTCCACAACTTGCTCAGCAGGCTTACCTGAGTATCTAAAACCATTTTCTTCCCTCGAATAGCCTTTGCACTGCAGGCCGTGCCTTCTCAAAACTTGGCCTTAGCCATGGCCTTGGCAAGATTGAGCGAGTGCCATATTCCAGACATTTTCCATATTCAAGGCTTGTCCCGACCTCTCCGACTACCTGTGCACCTCCCCCCGTAGATGGAACCGATCCCCAGCTTAGTGGCCCCGATATCGGCTTCCCAGTCCAGGGCGGTGGTTCACCAATAAGCTTTTCACCTTTCCCTTCCACAGATGCAGCTACAGATTGGCGCAATCTACCAGTTGCAGAAGCAGGTGCTTCTCCAGGGGCACTTGCTGTATATGTCCGATGAGTCCCGGGGACAAAGTAGGTTCGGCCCGACCTCTGTCCTGATAAAGTCTCCAGGGTCACATTCCGAACCTCGTTCACAGCCTCGAACATCAACTTACTAGCAGCATCTTGGATACCTCTGGTAGTTTCCTGCGTATGCATTGTGAGATCAAATGAGATACCTCCAGCCATTATTCCTCCATAGCTCCGACTATAGTTACACCATCCAATCGCTGCACAGGCTCTACTAACTTCAGTATCTTATCCCTCCAGAGGACATGATTGCAGCCCAAATCCAATTTCACGTCACCCCTAAACACTATCTTGTGTGATACTTTACTTTGGAGTTGCTGATAGGCAGCCCTGGCTTTAGCATCTAATGGGATCACGCTTGCAAATCTTGTTTCAACAGGCTTCCATGTTACAGTTTCACCTGTCGCTCCCAAAGTTGCTGTCCTAACCTGAATCTTCACGTGTTCTTTTAGTTGGTTAACTAAAACCACGGTGTCTCCTAACCTAGCATGTTGGTTCGGTATGGATTAAGCAATTCCCTAGCACGACTAGGAAGCTTATAGCTCACCGAACCTAGTCCGCTTACACTGGTACTGTCTACCCGGTCAGTCCTATTTTCATAGAGGAATGCCATTACCTCTAATACAGCAGCCACTGCATCTGGAACTAGAGGCTGCACGGCCTCTCTAGTTGTCCCGTAACCTGTCTTATATATAACCACATACTCATAGCCATTCCACCATGATCCCTTAAGCCGCCCTATATGAAGTTGCTCGGTATAATCAGCAGATAGACCAAGTGCCACACCATATTTGCAAACAACAACTGCACCATCCGTTGGAGCTGAAGTAAAAGTTATAGTTCTCCCACTTAAAGTATAATCTACATCGATAGTCTTCAGCACTCCATCAACATAAACCTCCAGACTGCCAGCCTTCGGAGTATTGCCGAGAGTAAATATTTTAGTTGAGCCATCTCCTACATAGCGTTCGGTCCGCTTCCAAGAGACTGAGGTGATAGACACAACTGGTCTCTTATAGAGCCTTAATATGCTAGAGCCATCCCCAAGGTGGGACTCTGTGATTTCCCTTTGCACAAATGCCCTTCCTGTATATTTTTCCGCCTCCTCCGTTGCTGCCTCTATTAACTTCTCCAGTATATCATCATCATAGCTCTCGAAAGTGTTATCTGGTGAGACCCGGTCATAATCGGCAGTAATCGGCTTACCATTGGCAGGAGCGGTGACAAAGGTTATCGTTGAACCACTGATAGTAAAGTGTGTGAGTTCGGCTTGAAGCACTCCATCAACGTAGAGCCTCAAGCTGCCTTCCACAGGTGCATAATCAAGTGCAAAGACTTTGGTTATGCCGTCTCCCATACCGGCATATTCGGCATAGACTTGAAGGTAACTCGCAGTACTAACCCGAAGATACATTTTCGTCTGGGTTAAATCAACTAGGGCAGTTGCAGACAGGCTCATTCGGGTTCTTCCTCTTCAATAGAATTAAACAGCTCTATCTCTTCTTCGGGGCTTGTTTCTTTTTTTTTACTACTTTCCGATTGATCCTGCTTCTTTGTCTCTTTAGCCCCGTTTAATGACTTATCTTCCATTATAAGCCCGGCCTTGAGCCATCCTTCAGCCTTCCGCGGATCAATATCAACCACCTGCCCTGCAGAATAAGCTGCATTGGCAGTTGCAAAACCTTTCAAAACTCTCACTCTCATGTTTTCCTCCATATTATGGGGAACTAGCACACAAAGGAGGAAACTATGCTAGTCCCCCTCTACACTTAGTCACCTTTCACGATCCCTTCGGGATCGCACCGACCTTCTTGAGTATCCTTGCAAGCTTCGTACCCTTCTTAACAGTTAAGCCCACTGAACTGCCCCCCTTTCTTAAGGTACATTGCTCCTCCCCCTCAGCCCTATGCTGCGTGAGTTATAGCACCACTGGCAACCAGTTTGCCCGAAGGCAATACCAGCACAAGGTATCTGGTCAAGGCGCCTGCCTCAGTAATATTGATATCAATATCACCATCAGCCTCACTAATGAGCTGGAATATGGTCTTTGCCTTTTCAGCTCCAGCCGCTCCGGTTAATATGGGGATTAGCAAGCCATCAGTGCCAATAACCACTGTCCCGCTATGTTCAGTAGCACTTATCGTGTCACCATTGGCATTATCCGAGATATAAGCCAGAACGCTCGCTCTATGTGTCAAGGGCACGCCTCCGCCACCAAGCAGCTGGATGGCTACATTGATAGCATCAGCAGCCTCTACACCTACAACTATCGTGGCATCCACTGGCTGAAATGCAAGTTGTCTACTGGCCATCTTTTACCTCCCTGATTTGCGGGGAGGAAGTAAAGCTCCCTCCCCGCTTATTTTATTTACGCATGCTCTTTGAGCAGTATGATTGGCTTCTGTGAAGCTCTTTGAACCCCACCACCAACTCTCTTGTGGACCTTAAAGCCTACCAAGCCCGCTTCGGCATACAGCTCAGTTAGCCTTTGCAAGGCAATGCCTCCTCGGTCGATTATGCGATAGCCAGCTTTAATATCACCAAAGACAGCTATCACTTCTGCGGTATTACTCAAGTCTTTCATGTCCCCTTGCGTATATACCGGATAACCCAAGAGTGTGTTGGGCTTTCCTTCCTGAACGCTTGGTTGCCATATGAAAGCACCAAAGTGAGTAGCATCGTAAGTGGTCGCCCTTATCTGCCTCAGGAATAACTCCAAACTGGAGCTCATAATAAAGACGCCATTCTTGCGATACTGTGTCGGGCAGGCATAAATCATCTTGAGCAAGTCCTCAAAGCTAACCGCATTGGCAGCCGCTGTGGTCTCGCAGGCAGTAAGAAGGGTAGGATTTATTGTAATACCCTCAGGCTCCAGCGAAATATGCCCGGTGCCAATCATAAAGGCCTTGTCCTCAGCTTCGGCGATTACACGGCTAAATGAGTCGGCCAGTAAGGCCTGGAGATCAACATTAGCATCAGCTAGCTCATCTTCGCCAATCTTGGCTAAGCCATAAAGGTCTTCCACATACTGGTAAGTGGGTTCCCCGGGTACAGGCGCTAGCTCTGTGATGGCTGACCCGGTCTCAAGCTTCCCCCAGCCAACAGCTACCTCGCTGATGCTGCGTATCTTCAGCCGGTCCGAAGCAATCTTCCGAATAGTGGCTAGGTCACGGACCACAGTTATTTTAGGGAGTGATCGCATGATCTCAGCCTCAAGTTCGGGCTCCACGATATACTGACCTGTAGTGTCCTCCACTAATGCCTTCTGCTCCTCGGGGGTTAAGGACTTTTCGCCTTGCTTCACAAATTTGTAGAAGGCCTCAGCCAGAGCTTTTGATTCGGGTGAATCAGCCTTGGGGCTACCTGCTACAGGGATGCTTCCTCTTTGAAGCTTAATCTCAAGCTGGTCAATCCTCTCGTTGATTTTGGCTATAGTGGCCTTGGTCTCCTCTAAAGGAGCACCAAATGCTTTAATCTCGGCATCCTGACGCTCTACAGCCTTATGGAGCTCATCTGCAGCACTTTGGATCAGGTTCGCGAGTTCCTTTGTTTCCACAATTCACCTCCTATGTTCGTAATTTAGTAAGCAGGACTTCAATACGCTTTTCGGCTTCCTTCACATCAAAGCCCTCATTCTCAGCCTTGAGAGTACCCACTAGCCTCTCTAGTTCTGCGGCTTCTAGAACCGCTCCAGTCAGAGGAGTGAACTTTGTCGGCTCCTCTTCCCTTTCGGCTGCTTCCAGAAGTGCCTGGAGAGCTACAAAGGCGGCTTTGATTTTTTCTAAACTGGCCGCACTCAAGACACGTCCTGACTTTTTCCCTTTAAGGGGGCTCTCCATGTTCATCTTATCGTAATAGCTATTGATGTGGGCAACAACTCCTGCTACATCTCCTTCTGGTATCTCAACTTCTTCGGACTTACCCGTAGCTGTTGCGGCAGCAAATATCCCACTAGGCACCGCAAGTAGCTTTCCATCAACAACATCAGCAAAACCTAACTTGTAACTACCCAAAGAAGTTGGCTTCTCCTCGTCATACCAGAAGAAAGCCTTACCATAGTTAGCCCAATTCATAACACCATCTTCCTTAGCCCAAACCCCTACTCTATCTCTAGCCGCGGTAGCTGCCCACTCCATGCCCCTATCGGCGATGGGTAGGTCACTAAAGGCAGTAGCTGCCTTCTTGACAGCAGGCTCGAAACTCCCTTCATGCCTCTCACAATGGCTTCCAGCTTCATCCTCAGTCCAGACATCTTTGGGATACCTGTATGCCTGCTCGACCAAAGCATCACCATCTTCCTTCAACTTGCCCATAATGACGAAGTATGTCTTGTCATCTGAGACTCGAGGAACACGCCTAAAGCTGTCATCCTTAAAGTCATCCGGGTCACGCAAGCGACAGGCATGCTCATTAGGATAAGGCTTCATCTCAGCTTTGGCCCAAGGAGCAATAATCCCCTCATCGTCGAACTCCTTCCGCATCTTGGCATAATATTTCTCAACATGAGCCTCAACTGCCCCACGTTCCGCATTCGGAATATTCACTCCACCTCTAGCGCCCTGCATTACCGCAGCAACAATAAATATGCCCCTGGGAATTGCAGTAAGACGGCCATTTAAGATGTCGGCAAAGCCCAACTTGTATGCTCCAAACAACTCCGAACTATCCTCGTCATACCAGAAGAAAGCCTGACGATACTTGCTCCAGTTCATATTGTCTTTCCCACCAGCCCAATCCCTCACCTTAAGCCCTGCTGCAGTTGCATCCCAAGCCTGAGCTCTATCGGCTAAAGGTAGGTCACTGAAAGTCGTGGCTCTCTTCACTGAAATGACCATAGCCTCGGAATTAGCTGAGAAGGTCACTGGGGATACATCCCACAACCTAACCTCTAGCAAATGTCTCACTCCATTGTGCCAAGAGTCCTTAACGGAGTCATACCCAAAGGAGAGGTGGCTTATCACGCCATCTTTCATTAGACTTAAGACCTCCCGAGCACGTTGGACACCAAGGCTCAATTTACACTCAACCCGTAGTCCCTTTTCATCCTCGATTATCTCCAAGGGTTTGCCGATAGGCTCATTGGCATTGTGGTTCCACAAGACCTTTATTCGGCCTTTGCCTTCTTTAAGTGTCTTGGAGAATGCACCGGGCTCAACAATATCTCCATATGTATCTGGCTTTTTGGAGAATGTACTGGCATATCCGGTAAAGACTCCCTCCTCAATATCAACTGCTGTTACCTCAAACTTAAACTCTTTCTGCTCCATTTAATTAAACTCCTCTACCATGATTTTACAATGTCTATGCCGACATTGTCAAGAATCAACTATTCTTTGCTCATTTTGCCGTTCAGCCTCGAAATCAGTATCGTCAATTCGGTTAGTGCCTTAGTATTTTCCTCACGTGACCTTACTTCGTCATGCAAAATTTGCGTCAATCTGTCCTCCATGAACCTCCGATCCTCCCTCTGTGACTTCTCAGATGCCTGCCTATCCCGACGATAGATCAGGAAGATTAAGGCTCCAAGAAATGCACCGACTCCTAAAGACCCAGCAAGTTGAAGCAAAGACGTATCCATTTTATTCCTTTATCTTTAATCAATAAGCTGTTTCTTTAATATTGCCTTTAACCTATTATAAAAGCTCTGGGCGGCCATCTTTTGCGCTGCGGTAAGGCTAGACCAAACATCAACTGTCTGAGATAAACCCATCTCCCCAAAGTTGACCTCACAAGTAGCAGCGATGGCGGTAATCTTACCTGCCTCATTCACATTAAA